CTTAAAAACAGCCCAAATTCGCTTCTGACCGTGGATTCCGTTGATGCTTCCACGGTGGCAATCTGGGCACAAAGGCATGGATGTGAACCACTGGCCTTGCTCGATTTCATGGCACTCGCTTGGGCCTGATGCCCCGCACACCACGCAGTCCATTTCCTTGATCCGCGTGATGTGCTCCCGCTCTGCAACGGTGGGTGCCTTCTTATTTTTACTCTGCACTTTGCTTGCCGATGTCAAAGCCTGACTTCAGCCAGAACTGCCGCTCCGACCTCAATTGCTCGATCTCCTGAATGGAGGCAATCAGGAGGCTCTTGGTGTGGCTTGAGTCTGGCAGTGCAACCACGTTGCTCTGGAGGATTTGAACCACGTCTACGCCCTTGCTGGAGCCTTGGCGAGCAACCCATGCCATCGTCTTGTCAATGTAATGTTTGGCCGCTGTGGCGTGCGCTTGGACGTCGTTGTAGTTCTTGTTAAGCAAGTGCTTCTCAAGTGCCTTGAGTTGAACCTCGGCACGCATCAGGTGAGCGGCCCAATCATCCAGCTCGATCATTGTTCCCTCGCTTTCAGCATGGTGTCGGCGTAAAGGTATTTGGCCTGTTCTCGTGTCCAAGTTGCTGCTACCGAGATTTCATATTTCTTGCCATCTGGAGCGGTGCGAATCTGGACTTCATTGAACCCCTTCCAAATATGTGCTTGTATGTCCTCCTCGCTGGCCTTGGCTGCAAAGTAGTCGCGCAGGGTCATGCCGGATTCAAATCGACCGCATCCGCTGTCAATGTGTGGGAACGCTGGCCCACCTGTGTTTTTATTGCTCATGGAAATCTCCTCTGTAGCATCTCGTCTGCGTGATCGAATGCCGCCGCGTGGATGTCGGTGAGGCCGTCATCGTTTTCAATGACGGAGCGATCCCCGTAGTAGGCCAGCAGGCCCTGCAACGCGAACGCTGCAAAGAAGTCCTGCATCGTCAGCTCTTGGATCGATACAGGCTCGTGCTTAGCTACGATGGCTGCGATACCGTCAGGCTTTTTTCTTGCCATTGCCGCGCCCCTTCACGTTCTGGTTAACGATCAGCTCTTCCAAGTCGTCCGAGAGAATCTTTGCCAGAGTGTCTTCGTAGTAGCTGATTGCTTTGCAAAGCTCCACGCCGTGGATGAGTCGGATGCAGTCACGCACGCCTTTGTTGTAGCCACCATTGAACTCGTCGTCGCCTTCGACAATCAAGGTGATGGCGTCACGTACAAGGGCTGATGCCTTACGGTTTCCTGCGGCCTCCTTGAGCTTGAGGTAAACATCCTCCGGCAGGTGCACGGAGTATGGGATCAAACGCTTTGTTTCCATGCTTGGAACTCCTCATTGATGGCCCAGAATCTCTTGGCCTTTTGTGGTTCATCTTTCAACTCAGTGCGGGAACTTATGTCCAGCTCGCACTTGAGCCATTCAATTACGTCAGCCTCCTTCGCCTCAAAGATTTCCTCTTTGCTGTGAAGGTACTGTGCGAACTGCTTATCGCGGCACAGAATGCCTGCTGTGCGAACGGGGTCGCGGTGGTATTCCACGTCCCTGTTCATTGGTTTGTCATCGCCGTTTAATCTCACCATTACCACCTGATATCTTGCACCTACAAAATCTCTGAGCAAGCGCTCTGGGGCGTCGTCCGGGTGGATGTTGAGTGTCAACACCAACCCAGTCTTGTCTTGCTTCATGGCGATCTTAACGGCCTCAAACTGAAGCGTTTGGATGGTCATGGTCAGAAGGGCAATTCGTCTTCGTCAATGTTTGGTTGTGCTGGCGCTGCCTGACGCTCAGGTTCCGCCTCCTTGCGTCCGCCTTGCAGTGCGATCTCGCTGACACGCACGTCCATCGACTTGCGCTTGTTGCCTTCCTTGTCAGACCACTCGCGCTCGGTGATGCTGCCGACTACGGTGACAGACTGACCTTTGGTGAGATACTGCGCCAGCGATTCGCCGCGCTTACCGTACAGGGAGCAGTTCCACCAGATCGTTGGCTTGTCCCGGCCTTGGCTGTCTGCTACAGAGAAGTTGCAGATGGCGTCTCCGTTGTTCAGATACTTGAGTTCTGCGTCACGGCCCAAGCCGCCTGCGATGGTGATGCTGTTCATGATGGTTCCTTTTCTGTGAACTTGGATTTGGCTGCTTTGAATTCCTCAAGCAGCGCGGCATGTGCACTGGAGCCTTGCTCGCTCTTCATGCGCTCGTAGATGTTGGCGTTGGCCCGGAAGATAGCCATGACGTCTGGGTAGGTTTGGGCCTGCTCCAGCGCCAGCTTGGTGGCGTCGATAACGATTGCTGCCCAGTCGGCGAAAGAGCCTTCTGGCGTGATCGAAACCTTGAGCTGCCACGGGCCTTCCTTGCCTTCGATGCTGGCTGGCGGTGGTGCCTTTGGCTCTGCTGCTGGCTTGGCTGGTTGTGCAGCCGGCTGTGCAACTGGCTTTGCGGGCGGTGCCTTAGGCTTTGATGCTGCGGCCCCGTCGTCATCCTCGGGAGCGATTCCGCAGGCTGTCATCAGGCTGTAGCGGCGTGCGTATGTCAACGCGCTGCCGTAGCCCTGTGGGTCGTGCTTGGTTGCAGGGACGTGCAGCTTGCCGCTGCTGATCTGCTCGCCGGAGGAGTGGATGAAGATGGTCTCCACGATCACGCCGTTGTCGCACTCGTGCGTTGGCTGCATCATGAAGATATCGTTATTGTTCAGCGCATCAATGACGGCCTCCACGCAAGCAGACAGGTCTGCGTAGCGGCTACGGAATGCCGGGTTAGTGCTGGTCTTGAGTGCGGGGCCAAACTCTTTCTGAGCTTTGACCAGTGCTGATGCGATTTCTTTCATCGAGCTTCTTTCTGCTTTTGATTGTTGGGATGCAGCAGCCACTTGTCACCGAGGAACTCGATAGACTTCTGGCGCTTCTCTTCGTTGCGCTGCTGGATGAACTCAAGCAGCTCGGGCGTGATTGGACCATGCAGCGGGTCTGCGCTGATTGGGTTGACTTCAAACGTCTGGAAAAATTCTTTGACTTTCATGCTTGTGTCTCCTTGTTTGTTGCAGGTGTTTTGCCGGGTCGTTTCTTTGGGGTGCCATCCAGCTTGTAGCCCCAAGGTGCTTCGGCGGTTCTGAAGATTGGAGCAGGCTTTTTCTTGACCACCTTGTTGACTATCTTGGTGGCTTTCAGTTCCTTGATCTCATCAAAGAGATGGGTGACCTGAGCTTGCAGGGTGCGGATTGCAACCCGCATTTGTTCTTTATCATAGTTTGAGATGAACATGATGATTCCTTATTTAAACCACAGCCACATTCCGTGAAGAACGCCGAGGGGGACGAGTAGTGCACCCGCCAGAAGGAAGCCCCACAGGCCTTCGCTGAAGCAGGTGAAAACGTGATTCAGCCATGCAGCGAAGCATGTGAGTCCGATGATCCAGCCCATGAGGTGCTCCTGTTAAACGTCGAGTTCGGACTGGGCTGTTTCGCCGTAGGTCTCGACCTTGATGCCGTTGCTCACTGCTTCGACCAGATCATCTTGCGATGCGACTTTGGCGCTGAATGCAGACTTTGCTACGTGCGTGATGGCCTGCGATGCCACTGCTGCCTTGACGAGGCGCGTTCCTGTTGGTCCGTTGACCAGATAGATGCGTGTTGATGCCATTAGATTTCTCCTTGAGTTGGCTTGGTTGAAAGATACTTCTTATGTTGATCACAGAACTCCGACACTTGGCAGAAGTTGCTGCAACGGACTCGATCACCGGGACGTATTTCCACGATGAACTTCTCACCCTTCTTGGCCTTTTCGTTTGCCAGTGCAAGGGCTTGCTCTGCTGCCTCGGGCGTCTCGTGAACGCTCTTGGCGCGGACGTTTCCATCCTTCTTGAGGGCGTAAAGCGTGGGGCGCTCCCACATTTCTTCAGGTGTGCACTCTGCGACGTCATTGCCTACCTCGATGTCGAAGAACGCAGACTCCTGAAGGTGCACGCGCTGCTTGATGTATTCCTCTTGGCGCTCAACGGACCACAGAGGGATGTCGATCACCACGATGGGTGCCTTGGGATATCCCTCGCGTGATGCATCGCGGCGTGCCCAGTCTCTGATGATGGCAACGATCTGCAGCCTCTTGACTGGCACGTTCTTGGCCTTGTGCACCAAGTATGCGTAGCAGTTCAACTGGTACTCCCAGTCGATCTTCTGGTTCATCACTGCGTACACGCTGGTGGTCTTGTAGTCGCTGATCACCGTGCCGTCTTCGTAGACTTCTTGCAGGTCAATAGCGCCAGAGATCGTGAAGCCATCTACCACGGTGAACACGCGCTCTTCAACGATGTGGTGCTCACCCCTGCCGTGCTCCAAGATGTTATGGATAGCCGTGCCGAACCAGCTCCACACCATGTCGCTGGCGTCCTCTGTCAGTTCCTCCCAATGCCTGCGCTTGAGCTGAACAATCCGAGGGCTGCTCATCAACTCGGTGACGGACAAGTTGGCCTTACCCTTGGAGTACT